TTTTCAAGATAACCACCAGTGTCACCTGTTCCAGTTCTAAAAGTGAAATTTGAGTCAGCAAATTTACCACCATTTAGTCTTAATATAAATTGTTTGGGTATTTCAATTTCAATATCAGCTTCATCAATTACGAATAATGTAGTTAATAGCTTTCTAATACCATCTTCTGTTCCTTTTCGATGGTAAAAGTTTTTTCTTATTCCTATAAAGAATTTTTCTAATTCCGATCTTCCAACTGTTAATGAAGTAGAATTAAATATTCCAGTAAATGATTCTGCGTATACGGCATACAAATTTTGTATTAGATTTTCTTTTGTTTTTCTTACATCAATAAGATCTAAAATATTTTTAGAAAGCCCATATTGTCCACCAGATGAATTATCACAATATAGCCAATCATAATATTTTTGTAAAAAATCATAGATTGTTAAAACACTTTCTCCATTACCTTCACGTTCTGTTTTTTCTTTGATTACCCACAATGGAATAAATTTTGTAATATCAAATAAAGTACCACAAGTTTCTGTATTATTTGTATTAAATCTAGGATCATTCTCAACAAGACGAGTTGCAGATGATGATTTATTTTGAGTTGATTCAATTTCTTGAATAACCAAATCAATCAATGCATTTACAGCATGATTATTATTTAATACTGCGTCTTGTATAAGATATGGTATCATGTACCAGCCTCTATTACCTTATTAGATAAAATTGTAAATTTAGTATTCTGAGAAGTTATAAATTTATCATTTACAAAATTTAAATCAACTTGAATGTTTCCAGATGCTATATTGTATATTTCCAAAATACCCTTTTTAACATTAATTCTTCCATAATTTAATGATGAATTATAATTATATGAACCTGAAGAAGTTCTTACAAATGTTTTAAGTGGTACAAATGTATCTAATTCAGTAGTATTTGTAATTGTTGCTCTTAATTGTACGGTTCTACTATTCTTATCTAAGAAAGATTCTGTTACTGATTTAGTTGAGCCGACTAAAATATTAAATTCATTTTCTAAATTTATAGTTACACCATTTGTTGGTGCATCTGTAAATATCTTATTATAGTTCATGATAATATCAACAGATCGAACATCTGAAAAATTATTTAAAATATTTGTTTTTATTTGGGCTATATCAAAAGTAATATTATATTTACTTATAATAGAATAATTTGAAATTAAATAATTTTTGATATTTGAAATTATTCTTTGTTTTGTAGATGATGATGTAATCTCTGGATTGAATTTCAATTGCACATCATAAGTAAGATTGTCCGATGTGGATTGAACATATTCAGGAAGAATAGTCACAGCACATTTTGTCTTAAGATATGATATAAGATCTAATACATCTGATGTCGGAATAGAATCAGTTGCAATAAAAACTCTTCCATATTTTGGTGGAAATAATTCATCGCCACCAAAAATTGAGAAGTTATCTTTAGATACATCAAAACCTTTATTTCTTAAATATACAGTAGATATTGCTAAAAAGTCATTTTTTGTAATTGCTCTATTTTGTGCAGCAAAAAACTTAGGACCAATAAATTTTAAATAATCTATATCTGGACCATTCAATCCACCAGATGATGTTTGTATAAGTTCAATATTATTGCTTGTTTCTGCAACATATTCAAAATTAACTATATTATTTGCAGCAGTTCCATTAGATGTCAAATAACTAATTCTTGTATTATATGAATCTAAAACTTCATTTCCAAGTGAATTTTCTTTACCAAACTGTATCTCAAATCCTGTCTCAAATCTTTCAACGAAATAACTAGTTTGACTTAAATTTTCGGTTGAATCTCCGATATTGTCTAATAAAGTCCACTGTCTCCAAACACCATCTCCTTCATCTATTTCAACAATTAATGTTGAAATATCAACGGTGTTATCTGCAATAAAATATGTTTGATTTGTATAATCTATTAGATTCGTTATAATTTTATGTTTTACAAGTTGACGGCCTTCGACAATTAATATATTATCGATGAAATCGTCAGCATTTACATCTGCCGCATAGTCTTGTAGAGTATAAAAATTGTATATGATTCCAGAATCATTTTTTCCTGAAAATTGAGCAAATTGAGGAATATTTGGTGATCCACCCATTTTTACTTTTGCTCTAGCAGATGTTCTTGTTGGAACTGTCACTCCTAATGGCTTTAAAAGAGAAATGATAGATTCTTCTCTTTGAGCTGAATCCAGAAACATTTCATTTGCCAACATATTGGAATAAAATGCGTAATACATTGTATTGTAACTAAGAAGACTTACAATAGATTGTAAAACAGATCCTTCAAAATTATAATCTTTAAGGGTGTCTTGGGTTTTTAAAAATTCAGTAAGACTATTTTTTATTTGTTCATAGCTAATAGAACCCAAATTAATATTATTTGACATTATCTTGTTCTCGCTATTTCTATTTTAAATGTATCTATTGTATTTAATGATGTTATTGAATAAGATATCTCTACATCTACATTTTGATCAGAGGTTGTATATACAATATCAATCAATTTTATTCTAGGTTCATATTTATTAATTGCTATGCGCAAATTTTGATCAACATAAAATTCTACTAGCTCTGGATGTTCAAAAATAGAATTGTAGATATCAGTACCAAAATTTCTTAAAAATGGTCTTTCTCCAAAATTTGTTAAAACAATATTTTTTATTGATTGTTTAATAGCATTATTATCTTTTCGTATGGCAAAATCACTAGTAAATGGATTTTTACTAATGAAAAAATTTAAATCGGAATATAGATTTTTTTGTAATACCATATATTTTATTTATTATTGAATTACGATTGGTTCAGACCCTTCATTTGGATTTAAGAAAGAACTATCTCTATTTAATGTCAATTCATAATAATCTACAGCATTTCCATTAAAGATGTAGTTTATAGAAGTAACCAGATATTTTCCAGTGAATCTCTTATATGGATTTTCTCCATTTGGAACAGTATTTGGCTGTAAGATATAGATTATATCACCAATCTTAAGTGATGGATTTGCCTGTACTTTTATAGAAAGTTTGGTACTAAATAATAAATTGATTTGAGCATTTCTAAGCAATGGAGTTTTAGCTGGTGTATTCCAGAATGTAGCATATGTGCGATTATATTCTAGATAATCCATAAATTTATCACCAATTTCTGGACAATTACAGCTAAACGTACTGTCTGGATTTGACCAAACACAACCTAACCAATCCTTGCCAAGATGTTCTGAAATTAAAGAACATTCTTTTATTTCTTGTTCTAATTTATAGATTTCAAGATAGGATGGCTCTGCTTCGGTTGGTTTTCTATTTTGTGCTGGACAATTGCAATACGGATTACCAGCCGTACAACCACTCGTAGTAACAAAGCCATTAGGATTAATACATTTTAAATTAGATTTTGTACAAATATCTGTTGTCTTAGCAAAAACAACAAATTGAGCAGCAAAATTATTATCAAAAATATCACAATGATTTTGTCTTACAGGAGGAAATACCATTCCATAATCTGTATTTCCAGATAAATCATATTTCCATACATCCTCAGTAACCAATCCAGGTCTGTAAATGACATGATCGCCAGATAACCACCAATTTGTCATTTCTTTGAAGTAAGTTTTTATGTCAGGATGTATTTCTGAAAATGTATCATTGTCTTTAAAAACTGTTATATAGTTATAATCATTATATTTATAATGATAAAAATCAATATCAGCTGTATTATATGCATCTAAAATTTCATTAAAATCTTTAGTCTTATCCAATCTCAAAATGTCATATTCATTACTAGCTAAAGGAATTTCTACGGAGAAATTATAGACAAAATTTCGATAACGAAATTGTTCACTGTATGACCTGGAATCAAAGAAAATATTTTCATATGTTCGATATGGATCACCGAACATTTCACTTAGTCCAGGAAAAATTATAATTGATTCTGGGATATGGAAAGACCACCAATTTCTACAAGCTTTCAAAACTTTATGTGAATTAATTAAAAAATTAGATGCAAAATTTAAATTTGATAAATTTTTTGTATAATATGAATTTTTATTATCATTATAACTGTTTAAAACTCTAGTATTTGTATTGAATGCAACATTTCCATTCTGTCTGTCGTATTCATTTTCATAAAGATTAGCTATTTGTTGGAAATAATCACCATATAACCAGAAGCTATAATAATCATTATCAGTATTTTCAGATAAAATATAACTGTCATTACATGTCACATAATAAGGATATTTTGTTTCAAAAGCAATTTCTGGCCATAAATCCATCTGTGAAGATTGAATACCAGAAGACCACCAATAATATTCACCATTATATTGTGGATCTGGTATTTTTTTCATTGCAACATCAAATCCATATGGATCCATGCCAATAACAACAACATTTTGATTAATTGTTTGTCTACCATTTGGTCCAGCTGTTAAAGATACAATATATGGTAAAAAATATTCATAACCAGCATTTCTCACAAAACCGTTGGGAAAATCACTCAATGATTCAACTCCAATTGGTTGTTTAAATTCAATTCTAATATATGAAGATATTTCTTCTCTTTTTAAATTTGGTGGCTTTTTGTCAATTATATCAGATTTAAAAATATTAAATTTATTTTCATAATTTGATAAATCTGCCGAATATAATGTACTTATAGATTCTAACATTCTATTTCCATAACCTAAATCGGTTGTATTTTGATTATTTACAATATTAGAATTTCTAGCTTCAAAATATCCTCCTAATTTTGGTAATGAATCTGGAGAATATTGACCAAGAGGGGGATCATTTGATTTAAATATTTCATCTTTAAATTTCAATCTAGTTGGAATATCTGATCCTAAAAAAGTATTTTCTTGTTTATATTTTTGATCATAGTATGGGTGATTACCATCCTCAGATATATCCACTTCTTCATCATCAAAAAATATTTTATATAGATATTCTCCAGTTTGATTACCAGTTATTCCATTAGTTCTAGCTAATATTTCATAGCGAGATCCCCTTACTGGTTTTCTTTTAATTGATTTAATATTAAATAAAGAAAGATTTGATGCGACTATTTCATTATCAGCATTTTTAATTTTTCTTTCTTCTTTTGATATAAAAAATGCTTTTCTATTTAAATATTCTTCTTTAGAGGTTTTCCATTTTTCATACAACTTTTCAGAAATAGTATTTTTAAAGAATGTTATTAACTTTATTTGCTGTTCAAGAAATACTTTCCTTTTTTGTGAAGTTCTTTTTAATATTTCCAAACCAAGATTATTTAAACATGAAAAACAAAATGCTTTTTTGTTATTTACAAGAGATAAAAAATTATTATATGAATTTTCTCTGAAAGAATCTTTGAAATTAAATTCATTGTCTGTATATTCCATTAAATAATCATATGTTCGAAAAAAATCTAAAATAGCTGCACTATATCCAAATACGGGTTCTCCATTTTCATCATAATCTCTAATATATTCTTCTACACCAACAATACCAGTATCAAATATTTTTTGTTTAGAGCAGTCAAATATAACTTCTGATAATTTAAATCTGCCAAGTTCATCAATTAATGCTGATCCAGCATAAAGATAACGTTGATATTTTCCTTCTGGTGGTTTTAATAAAATATTAAGAAAAGATTTTGCTCCATTACTATATAATTTGATATCATTAAAATCATAATCTAAAAAATTTTCAGTTTGAAATTCAGCGGCAGCTGAAATATACTCATCTGCTTTTTCTAAAAATTCATTTACAATAATTAATTGTTTATTATATTTTCCAATAAGATCATCATATTCTTTAAATCCATTTGTAAAAATATGTTTTTCATAATTTGAAAAATCAGAATTTAAATGATAAAAATCAGCAATTGTTTCATTAAATGGTGCAGAATTTAAATCATAAGATAAACTCAATCCTTTATTATTAGTTGTATCAGAATCATAGTTATAAACATCACTAAATGATCCAGCTGCTGCAACTTTATAATTTACACCAAGATCACCAAATATACCAGTTGGACCAAATAGTAATTTAAATTCTGTATTTTCTTGAGGATTTGTAACACCGCGTATTCTTGCAATATCTAATTCATCCTGTATACCACCAAGACGATCTGATAAACAGCATATAGAGCATCTATATACTTCCCATTTCCTTTTTAAATTTTTGAGATATGAATACTTAGCTCTTTTTGCTTTTAATGGTTCACGTATTTTCTTGTGAATTGTATAAAATGTTTGTATATCCAATTCAGTCATATCATACTGAGGAATAAAAACAATATCATTCCATCTTGAATCACCTGTTTTACCTATATGATCCCACTTTTGTGGAAATGGTGTATTTAATTTTGAATCACTATAATAGCCATAAACAGTATCATCTGTTCTTAGGCTTTGGAGTATATTCTTTCCATTCGAAGAATAAACTGAAGTGGTTGTAGAATCTGGTAAAATCTTATTGGTTTCTATTGGTGTCCATGTCTCAAAATCTCTATGATAATTGAAGTCTATAGTCTCTCGTTTAAATGATAAATTATTATCGACAAAATCAAGATAATATTCATCATAATTAGGAGTAATTTTTTCGTAAAAACTTTGAAAGACATTATTATCTGAAAGTTCTAATATATTTGCTTCAGACATTTCATATACAGTTTTTATAGCAAATGGATATGTTGTTTCATTTGTGAAAACATAAAAATTTTTAATTTCAGCAGAATCCGCTATCATTTTTTCAACTGATTTAAAATGATAACCATCTATATCTCTCCATAAGAAATAATTTATTGCATTTTTATTATCTTTGGATACAGTATAGGAAGTAACATATTTTAATAATCGTTCTAAACTTGTTTGACCTTTACTTTTTGCCCATGGATATGTTAGTTCATTTGATCGAATCCACACACCATTATATGATGGTTCGATTTCATACTCCTCAAAGCCAAATTTATTAAAAATTTCATTAATCAAACCAGGAATATTTCCAGACCCATCAGTTGCAATATAACCAACAAAATCATCACCTAGATTAAATAAATCATATTCAGAATTTTCTGATAAGATATTATCTGTTGAAAAATCAATTTTAATTGCATTAAAATATTCAAACTGATTCATACTGACATTTGTGCCAGTATTTGTTATCTGTTGAATAGAAAAGATTTTAAATTCAATTGTTTTAGTTGTTGAATATGATATATCTGAAAAAAGTTCTACAATAAGTTTTTCAGTTCCAGTAATACTTAAATCCCCTGACCAATTGAATGCATCTTTTATAATTAAATGACCACCAATTGTAGTTGAATTTATATCTTGAATAATTTTTAATTCTTCCAGTGGATTTGCTACAAAACCTTGCCATGGATGAACATCAAATGTGATATCATTTTTTACTATTTGAATTTTTCGTACTATAGATGCTAAATTAGTTAGAGCCATTATACACTTACCGTTATTGATATAGATTTATTATTTGAATTAATAAGTGAAATTATTTCATTTATTACAGTTGGAGCATATTTTGGATTTAGCAATTTTATTGATCTAAATTTTTCATTATCCAAAATAGCCTTTGATTGAATTGTTCTTATCGTAGAAATATTATTGTCAGAAACAGATGTCATATACTTGAATAATGAAGTATTCGTTATTGTATTTGTATCTGTCAAATCATTTGTCGTATATGTTCCTAATGCTGTTGATTTTGAATCATTTGTATTGTTTATGATATATGGAGACACAAAATTAGAATTTAAATCTAAGAATTCAACTGGTGCATCTTTTTGATCTTTTATAGATTTTATTGTTGCCCATGTTTTTGTTTTAATTGCTTCATCTTCTGATGCAATATAAGAATGTGGTAATTCATTTGAATTCGAATCATAAAATCCAACTATATTGTTAGATTGTAGATTTCCATATATTTCATTTACAACTGCATATCTGAATGTTTTGTTGTATTCATTTATAACTGCATAATTTACATTACTAGTATTTTGTATAGCAGTCTGAGTACCATTTAATGTGACTCCAGCTATTATATTTCCTGATTTTAAATCTGGCATATATTCACTAAAGAAAAAAACTTTTCCTGGATATTTTGTTTCAATAAATGATGTTAAATAATTTTCAGATATTGGAAACTCTAAATTACTTACAATATTATTTGGTAATAAAACTAACCACCATAATGTAGAATCTTTATAAAAATTTCTTGCTATATTTTCAGGTGTATCATCATCTTGCACATAATATGTGAAAAATGCTGATGTATTTTCCAGAGTGCTTTGTTTGAAGCTTACTCTTCTAAAAATATCAACAAGAGAATATTCTGTATTATTAAATGTATATGTTAATAATGGAAATTTTTCTAGGTACATTAGACTGAGTTCTTAGAAATTATTGTAATGCCATCTTCAAGACGATAAACTGGATCTACTTCTGTAAATGATAATGAAAAGCTAGTTAATAATGGTTTTGGCATATTTCCGCTATCTTCTATTGAATATGGACTTCCTCCAGCAGCTGTATTTATACTTACAGATTTTAAAACACATAGCTGTATTTGACCAAGCCAAGATGGATCTATCTTACCAGTTAATCCCATACCAACACCAAATCTCCATAATGGTGGAGAATAACCTTTATCAATTTTGATTAAACTTCCAACTGCTCCTACAGCAGCACCAATAACAATACCAACTGGACCAGCTACAGCTCCAATCGCTGCACCACCACCAGCAGAAGCAGAAACAGAACCAGTAGATTCTGCTGAAGATACTTTGAGTGTAGGTAGTGCTAGAGCATGAAAGGTATTAGCGATAAGTGCTACTTCTCTTGCTTCTTCTGTAGTTGTCGCTAAAAGTGTAAAACTTAAATTAAATGATCGTTTTTCTGCATTTGAAAAAAGAGTTTGTGTATTATCAATATCTCTTCTACCCTCTGTTTGAGTGGCAACTGCCTTTTTTATACCAAGTCCTTCAGTTATTAATTCAAGAGCACCTACACCAAATGATTTAAGTGATGTAACAGTTGTTGTGTCGTCTGTGTATTTTATATTCGTTGAACTTACTAATTGTTTTGGTACTGGAACGAATATAGTAGCTATTTTTTCATCCATACCAGAATATACATCATTAGGGTTTATTAAACCATAACCACTAGAAGTAACAGTATCTAGCCAACGTCTACAACAAAGCTTGAGAAACATAGTTTTATTTCTCTGCTCTTCGTTAGAATTCACCAACCTACTGGTAGGATAAATCATTGCTGAACTAAATTTTAATGGATCTGATGTTGCCATACTAAATATATATTATGGCATACAGAACTAAATATTTACCCAAAAATAAAAACAAATACAAAGGAAATCACGAAAATATAACGTGTCGTTCTTTGTGGGAAAGAAAGTTTTGTAAATATCTTGATGAAAATAAAAATATCATTGGATGGGCTTCTGAACCATTAAAAATACCATATTTATCACCAGTAGATAACCAAGTTCACTTCTATATACCAGATTTTTTAGTAGAGAAGCAGAATGCAGATGGTTCTATAGACACTCTAATGATTGAAATCAAACCTGAAAAACAAACAAAAATTCCAGAAAAGGGTAAAAAATCTAAAAAAACCATGATTACTGAAACCATGACATATGCCATAAATGTAGAAAAATGGAAGTCTGCTGATAAGTTTTGTAGAGATCATGGAATAAAGTTTAAAATTTTAACAGAAAAGGATTTATTCTAATGCCTTTAACAATAAGCGACTACAAAAATTATATTGAAAGTCGTAAATTTGTTCAGAGTCCTTCAAATTACAGAATGACAATTTCTCCAGGAGAAACTAATTCTGGTTCTTCTCCAACTATGGTTTTATATCCAGATAGTGTGTTATTACCTGGAAGAAATTTTATTAACACTCCATTTGCATATTATGGTCCAGAATTTACACTACCTCTGAGAAGAGAATATAATGAATTATCTGTAAATTTTATTGTATACCAAGATTGGATTGAACGTGGATATATTGAAACCTGGATGGATGCAGTTATGCCTTATACTAAAGTAAATTCGGGTGTTCAATCTTCAGATATATTTCCAAAAGATTTAATCAAACGACTAAGAACGATTCAACTTGAATTTTATTCAAGAGAAAAAATAGAAGAAAATGTTTTATGCGCATTTACATTTTTTGATGCATATCCATTATTAATAACTCCAACTTCATTTAGTGCTGATAATTCTGGTTATACAATTTTTACTGTTAATTTTAGTTATCGTTATTATAAAATAAATAATATAACACCAGCGACAACACATCAAAATAGGGACATGTAATTATGATTCAAAAAACATTGATCGACAGCTTACCACGTTTTTCTTTTAAAAGACCAACTACAAATAAATTAGTTTATTTTAGACCAATATTAGTAAAGGAAGAAAAGAAACTACTTATGTGCCAAGAACTTGGCACAAGAAATGATATTATTTCTGGAATAACAGAAGTATTAAGTTCATGTTATTATGATATTAATATTGAAACATTACCTACATATGAATTTGATTATTTTTATGTACAACTAAGATCAAAATCTGTAGGTGAAATAATTGATGCTAAATTTATATGTCCAGAAACCAATGAAAAAATAAATTTAAATCTAAATTTAAATGATATTAAAATTACAGGTCTTGAAAAATATTCGAATAGAGTAAAAATATCTGACGATTTAATTTTTGAATTTAAACCACCTTCATATAGTGATATAGAAGATTTTGAAAAGAAAGACTTTTCTTATGATGATATGATTAAATTAACTGCTAGATGTTTAACAAATATTCATAAAAAAGATGAATCAATTGATGCAAATAGTTATACTGAAGAAGATAAAATCAACAGTATTATGTTATTGACACAGAAGCAATTTGGTAAAATTATAGATTATTTTGATAATCTACCAAAATATGAGTATGAAATTGCTTATACGACTTCAGATAATATAGAAAGAAAAATTGTTTTATCGGGTATTGACGATTTTTTCACATTAGCCTCAGTCATATAAGTCTAATGTCATATTTTGACTTAAATTTCCAAATGATGCAACATCACAAATATTCATTAAATGAAATTGAATATATGATGCCATGGGAAAGAGACATATATGTTGAACAACTGAGGCAGTACATAGAAAATGAAAATTTAAAAACATTACAAGAGACAGCAAATAAGAAATCTAAGGGTGTAAGATGAAAAATAAAAAAATAGAATTCGAAAAACTAAAAAATAAACTTAAAAAATTATTTTTTAAAAGACTAATACAAGTCGAAAGTTTTAATAATTCTATTAATTTAATTAAAAATGTTCCATCAGAAGAAAATAATGAAAAAACATTTGATAAAGTAGTTGCTAATACTAAAGATAAATCTTTTATTGTTGTAAAAAATATAAAAAATGAAAATTTTGAACCAAAAAATATAGAAAAAATCAATAATATTATAACTTATTCATCAATTTCTAGCAAATCTGATAAAAAACAACCACTTAAATTGGAATATGATAAGAAAAACGCAAAAAATATTGGTTATAATCAAAAAAATATAGAAAAACATCAATTAGATAAAATTTCTCTAGAACCAAATAAATCAGAAAGCTCAAGTTCAAAATTTATTTTAAATAAAAATATCAATAACTCAAAAAATACAAATAAAACTTTTGAGTTATTCAAAAATTATAATATAAAATTAATTACAAAACCTGAACAAATTAAAAATTTAAATATACAAAATATTTACAATCAAGAGTTTGAAATTGATGAGAAAAAAATAACAATTCCTTCTAAAGAACAACTTAAAAAATTACAAAAAAACGTAAAATTAAATAAAGCCGATCTTAAAAAAGGAAATAATGTACAATTAAATAAAACCGTTATTGAAAAAGGTAATAATATACAATTAAATAAAACCGTTATTGAAAAAAGTAATAATGTAAAATTAAACAAAAATAAAATTGAATCTCAAAGATCAAATATTCAAAAGATTGAAAATCATACATCGTATGTGAATAAAAATAACTTAATTTCAAATAAACAAATTCAAAATAAAAATTATGTAATAAATTTTTCTAAATTTAATCCAACTAATATAGAAAAAAATAAAATAATATATGCACTACCAGCTTACCAAGAAGGTACTGGTGGTCCTACCACAACCGAAAGTATAGGTAAGATTCATAAAGGTGAAGTTATTTTAAGTCAAAAAGAATCTAAATCATTTTCTGAACGATTGATGAAAAATACACCAAATACGAATCTTTCAATAAATAAACCAACTAGCACATTAGAATCAGATTCTGAACAATCTAAAAATAAAATGGAAATAGAGGAAGGATATAATCCAGACAAGCCTTTAATTCCTATGAATGAAATTACAAAATCTGAAGTATCTAATAAAATATCTGTAAAAGAAATTGATGAACTATATAAACCAGATTTGTTAATAAAAGAAAAAATAGATGCTCCTTTATTCACTAGTTCAGCAATAAAAAAACAGTCGCCTCCAGAATGGAGAACGACTGTCGGATAATTAATGGATTTTATTGATTAAGCGTTTTTGAATTGTTCAAAATAACTTAATGCATCAATTTCTTCATCAGCAGAATCTTCTGCCTTTGGCTTTTGCTTAAGACTTGATGGTTTTTGTTGGAAATCATTTTCATCAAGATCTTCAGCAGTCTTTTCATTACCAGCACTGCCTCGAATATCTCCACCAAGAACATCATAAAGACGCTTCTTGAGATCATCATAAGACTTGAAATTATTTGGAGCAATGAATTCATTCAATGAATTTTGCTTATTCCAAATAGTTTCAATCTTTGCATCATCCCCACCAAAAAGAGGACTTGGTGAATCAAATTCAGACTTATCATAATTTGTATATCCACCAATCTTACGCATCTTCAACTTGAAGTTGCATCCACCCCAAAAATCAAATGGATTAATTGGTTCCTCATCCTTAAATTCTGGCTTCATCTTTTCTTGAATCTTATCAAAAATCTTTGTGCCATACTTAAACAAGAAAACCTTACCTTCATTTTGAGGATTTGCTTCATCCTTAATTACAAGGATATTGGAAATATATGTTGTCTTGCGCTTACGATTTCGTGCAATATTCTTATCTTCTTCAGAACCAGTGTTCCAAAGTTGAGTATTCAACTCACTTACTGGATCCTTTTGGTTAAGGGTTGTAAGAGAATTTTCAATATACCAACCACCTGGTCCTTGGAATGCGTGTGAAAAAAGCTTCACCCATGGGCATTCTTCACCGTTGATTTCTGGGAGAAACCGAATCACTGCGAATCCGTTTCCCATCTTATCTTGTTCCAAACGCCAGAAACGATCATCCTTGTAATCCTTCTTGGATGATTCATCCAACTTCTTCATAAGATCACTAATACTATTCTTTGACTTGTTCTTGAAATCTTTAAATGAACTCATATTTTTTTACTTTCCCCGAAGATCTCCTTCGGACTTTTATACACAGGTAGGAACTCCCTACCACTGAATTATACTATATTTAGGTTATATGTCAAGCAAACGGCAATCGATTTTTTGGCTTTCTAATTAAATTTATTTCCAATCCCTCTTTTTCTATCTTTTCTATTAGAGGTTTAGTTAATAATTTTGGAGCCACTGTTAAGTCAATTGACGATTGTTCTAGATTATGAATTACAGCATCAATATATGAATACTTGTAACGCTTAACGGTATCTTCAACCTTACGGGAGAACTCTTCTTTTGTAATATCAAATATCATGGTAATCTTTATATATATTTTATAAGGGTTTTATATGCCAACAGCCGATACAAGTAGTAACATTATTATTACAACATATGATGCCACAGCTATACTTGGAACCGATTATGGTACAAGTGGTACTGGCTTATCATTAGCACACATCCCATTACAAAAAGTTGTCTGGGGTTCAGATGCCCAGGCTTTCAGAGTAACCGAATCAACGCCATTACCTGTTAGTATTTTAGGAGTAACAGGTGGATCTAATGTTATTGGAGTTACCTTTGGAGCCATAACTGGTTCTGTTTCTGTAAGTAATAGATCTGGAACATATCTTGTTGTAGGTGGCCCGAGTGGATCAATTAGTGGTTATCAAAGCGTACCAGTAACTGGTCATATTCAGGGTACTACAAACGGTATTTTACTAGGAGTTACTGGTTCTGTCAATATAGCAAATACAGTCACTATACAAGGTTTAAGTGGTGGAGTTGCTGTAGGTATTACTGGTGGAAGACCATTATCAAGTTCAAGAGACAGCGTGACCGTAACAGGATACGTCGGTATATGCGGCGGATTTGGCCTTGCAGCGGCCACAGACAGTGTTAGAGTCTATGGCTCTGATTCTGGAAGCAAAGTCTTAACGAAGCTCTACGCGAGCGATGGTGCCACTTTAGGGTATTCTGGTGATGCTCTCAATGTAAATGTGATTGGTGCTGGTATTAGTGCTACAGTCACAATAAATCCAGTAGTCGGTGTAACCAACGGAAACGGTTTACCACTAAAAGTAATAGGAAGTGGAGTTACTTCAGATAGTCCAATTTTAGTCAAAGGTACTATTGGAAGTGGTGCGATAGATGTTACTGCTACGACTGCTCTTCCTGTAGGTGTAACTGGTACAGTTGTAATCGATGATGCTGACATTATAAATTCATTAGAATCAACATCAAAACCGATAGTATCAAACTTAGCATCAATAAAAACAAATACCTCTGTAATATCAACTATCAATGATAAATTATCTGCTGGTACAATAACAGCTAAAATTACAGAAATAATTAAACCAACAAAACTATACAGTGGTTATAAAGATTTAACAACCACTGCAAGTATAATTGTTTCTACATCTACTCCATTGAAGAGTGGTATACACATAAAAGCACCTTTAACAAATATTTCTACAATTTTTGTTGGAAGTAGTTCTCTTTCAACATCTTCAACGTCTGGATTCCCTCTAGATCCAGGTGAATCAATTTTCTTTGAAATAGACAATTTAAATAAAGTATATGCTTCTTCCGCAACTTCAGGGCAAAAAATTAATTACATTGCTTCATGATTTCAAAGTCTAATATATCCAAGCAAAATAATAGACCACAAGGACAGGGAAAAGATTTTATTTCTGTCCGAAGTGGTTCTTTTTATGGATTGAAAATTCAGAAAAAAATACTAGAAGCATCATCATATAAAAGAGGAATTGTTGCCTCTCCTAATTTTTATTTTTATGATAATGATACTAAGGTGATGATTGATTTTTCAGATTATAAAAATTCTACTACGGATGAGCAGATAAAGGAATTTTTTACTTTAAATTTAACTGGTCAAACTTTTACAGTTGAGCAATCTGAATGGGTTAATACAGAATTATTTAAAAATAAAATATCATTAAATGGAACATATACAATTAATGTTTTTCAGAATAATATTTTATTTGCTAATGTAGTTGATGTTGAAGAATTTGAAACTAATATTAAGAGGTATGATAAAAAGTATTTTGTAGATGTTCCAAATTTTACAATATTAGTAAATACAACTCAAGATGATATTCCAATCTCCCATATAGTAAATCATCTTGGAAAAAATTCAAAAAATTCTTTCTCATATCTTGGGGCAAATATAGGTGACTATGTTTCTTTATCAATATCGTCTAAAAAATTTGAAATTATTGATATTTTTATAGATGAAGAAGGAAAAGAGATTGTTGAAATATTGGGTGATTTAAGCATTCAAGATTTAACAACATCATTAACCAATGTTGTGATTTATATCAAAAATCAAAACTTTACAAATATAACAGATTTCGATAATGTAATTACTGGAAAATGTAATGTTACAAAATCAGGTGTTGCTTTCTGCTACGATAATCAAACAGAACTTCAATGTGAATGTAGAAAAAATAAAAATTTAAATGAAATTTCTACTTTTACAAAAGGAATTTATTGTCCAGACGTTGATGTGGTGGTGAAACGAACAACACCAATTGAAGAACTCTCTATAATAGCTAGAGACACTAAAGCAATTTTAAACAATGTAACAACACAGCTATCGCAATCAAGAATACGTTAAGATATCTTTATTTCTTTTTTTGGAAATATTTCATATCTTATGGCAAAGTATTGCTTAAGTTTATCAACAGTAGCCTGTGAATCACAAATAACATTTAGGTAAACTTCATCATTATTTACATCATATGATGAAACTTTACATTCTTCAATTTTTTCTACATCTCTTTTGGGCTTTCCGCCAAATAATGTAAAGTTGAAACTAAATGATAACTCATACATAAAATTATTTATTTAAATAAAAAAACCCAGTTGATTTCTCAACTGGGTTTCGAAAAGTAAATTAATTTACTTTCGTTTTGAGTCTAGACTATCTAGACGATTATGTACTTCTTGAATCTGCTGATCATAAAAACGATTAGAATCAGTATTCAAATCATTCATTTGATCTTCAATGAATCGGAATCGTTCCCATACAGATCGCATTTCTTCATTGAATGAATAAGCTTCATCACGCTTCTTAGCCTCTGACGGCGTAGATAGACAACAAAGAAGTGTGCTGACAGCAATAAGCCCTACACAAACAAGACTTCCTATAGGTATTACTTGTGTATTCTTTGTGTAATATGAAGCAATAAAACTAAAAACTAAAACGGCCAATGCCACGATAGATAGAACAATACTTGAATTACGCATATTTTCTCCTTTTAAAGCACGGGTGATAGGGATCGAACCTACATCATCCAATTACGGTACTTCTGCTTAGAAGGCAGAGCCGATACACCCGCATCGAAACAACTACTTATCTATATATTATACACAAAGGTTCAATTATGTCAAGATGTCTTTACTGTAATAATATTACCAATAACCCAAAATTTTGCTCAAGATCCTGTTCTGCTAAAATTTCTAATAAAAATCCAAAAAGAAAAGTTAAAAAATTATGCAAAACATGTAATAATAAAATACAATCTAGTAGAACTTACTGTAAAGAATGTTTTATAGAATTTAATTCTGCTAAAGATTTAACATTAAAAGAAGCAATTTATGATAAAGGTCATAAATCATCTGCATTCGCTTTAGTTAGAGCAAGAGCAAGAGCAACAAATAAAATTAAATCATCTTTCAAATGTGAACATTGTGGTTATGATAAACATATTGAAGCTTGTCATATAAAACCAATAAGTTCTTTTCCAGAGGATACTTTATTGAGTGAAATAAACCATGATCAAAATTTAATTGCTTTATGCCCAAATTGTCATTGGGAATTTGATCATGGTTTATTTCAAATATAATTAGTCAAGTGCTAACTTGAGATCTCCAGGACCAGCAATCTTCTTTTGGGGAATGAAGATATTATTCACAACTACTGATGTGTAGTGATCCTTAAGGTCATCCATAGGTTCTGCTTCGAATACAACTGTACTCTTTGGAATGGAGATTCCATTTTCTTGCTTTACATATGGAAGCCAACGAGCAAACATAAGTTTACCTTCTGGTCCTGGAATAAGAATCGCAGGACTCATCAAATTATAAAAAATATTTTCACTAGTCTCTGTGACTGTGTATGAACAAATAATTTCTTCACCAGAATTCAAACGCAAAATTTTAATATTATCACTCATAATTATTCCTTACATTTACAATTGCCAAGAATTTTATCCCAAAATGAGCATTTTGGCGGTTGCTCAATTGGCCAACAGGTATTTACATTATCAGGAATGAAATCTGAATTTACTGGATCAATAGTTCTATTTGATGCACGTATTACTTCTTTTTCAGTAAAAAGTAAATCTAAACATCTACCATCGACTTCGATTTTAGTATAAAATAATTTATTTTTAGATTTCATAATGGGAATAGTAGGAATTGAACCTACTAGTATATATATTGCTATTCAAACCTATGACGGGCCTAAGATTTCGTCCTGTTTTACACATGTAGCGTAATGAGACTCGATGAAATATAAACCAGAATAGTAATATTATACTACGCCTGTATTCCCTTTTTTCTTTCGTTTATTTTTCTTTGTTTGAAGTTGTAGTTTATCTGCAAGATGCATTGCAGTAATTGGTATACCATGATCAGTAAATAATTCAAATTTTTGAATTATTTTTTCACCATATACATTATCACCTACTTGTAGGTATGGACCATTTTCATATTCAATTATTAAAATTTTTTCTTTATCTTTTTCATCAAAAGCTTGACGAACATAATTGGAAGGACCAAAACAATATAAGATATTATCTATCTCATTTAGAAAGAAACATCTATCTTCACCTGTTTTGGTTTTATTTCTACCAACAACTTTATAATTTTTAATAATATCTTCAATTGTCATTGTAAAATATTTATCTTGAGTATGATTCTTTAATCAGTTTACATTCAATGCGTTTATCAGCATCTTTTTGCATTTTACGTTGTTTGATAATTTTCTTACCCCAACCAACACGTGAAATTTGTGTTAGTTGAATTTTAAAAGCGGAGCCTTGCCTCTCCGCTTCTTCATCAATTGAATCCCATTTACGTTTTGCCATAATACGCCGTCTTGGAATCGAACCAAGTCTTATTCGATTATAAGTCGAACTGAGATAACCAAGACCTCCCACGGCGCGTTAGTATTATTCTACCATACTTTCATTCTTTGTCAAGTGGATCTTACACTTTTTATTATTCACATGTCCATTTTCATTCTTGATAAAATAATTACTTTTCTGACGATCATCATCATGACCAAGACGATAATTAATCTCTGTAATATTACAACGATCAATTAGAATGGCATTATTAATTGCCCCTACAATCAGTTCAGAAGCCTTCATAGCCTCTTCTTCAGTGAATGGCATTGGAATATCAATATGGAGTCGATACTGGCTCATAGACGCTTAAAACCCTCATTATCAGTATAATAGATTCGATCAAAAACTTCAACACACCAACCACTACAAACTTCACACGGACGAGACATTCTTAGTTCTCCATCAGCATTCATGCGAATATTAATAAGAGTCAATTTCTTATCTCGCATATACTTAGGAACCTTTCGATATGCATCTAATTCAGAATGCATTTCGTTATAAAGATAACCTAACTTCTTAGCCTTTGGGTGTGTCTTGAAATAATTCGCACCCACTGATACCAAACGCTTCTTATTAAAGATTAAAGATAAGTGTTTCTTTTGCCGTGGAATACCAAGGCACATAGGAAACGCAAACTTTAAAAGATCATCATCTGGAATCATAAAAAGAAAGAGACAAAATTAATTGTCTCTCCCCAAAAATTAATTATTAGCGAGATGCTGCAATTGCAGTACGCGATCCATCAACGTCAAACTTAAACTTACGACGACCTGTGTGAGTATCGCGCATGAAGTAGCGTGTGCTGCCAGAACGAGTCTCTTCAGTTTCAACTTCCCAATTACCGTAACGCTCAACGAGAACACGAATGTCGCTCATCATAGCACGAAGGTTCTTTACACCAAATCGACTACGAGCCTCTGCTGCGGTAATACCACGACCAGCTGCCAAATAATTAATAACACGACGCTTCTTCGAAATAACATTTGCCATAATAAATCTCCTAAACGACTCTTGTTTTGATCACCATGGCGAGTCTTACATGATGACTAACGATTGAATGCCCCCAGTAGGGATCGAACCTACGACCTTAAAATTAAAAGTTTTCTACTCTACCAACTGAGTTATAGGGGCTTTACTTGTGAGGCTTGATTGTACCCTATTGGTTCTTCTTTGTCAAGGGATCACACCAAACTTTTTAAGTAACTCTTGATTCGTGTGTTCTACAGTATGACAATTAGCACAAAGAATTACACATTTCTTTACTTCTTCATAACGATCAGCACGAAGAAGATTGCGTGAGTACAAAGAATATTTCTTTTCTTTTGGATCTAAATGATGAAATTGAAGAGTGGCTGGATTCCCAGAGTATCCACACTTAGTACACTTACCACCCATCATTTCAACTAATTCTTTTCTAGATTCCCAACGTCTTTTGGTTGTATTACATGAAGGACAAACAACACAACCCTTTTTATTTTTCTGAGTGAACTCTCGCTCACAATACTTGCATTTGCACATTGTTTACACCTTGTGTATACCATTCTGGCGGTTCAGTGAATTTCCACTTAGCAAATCTTGACTTTTCATGAATATAATAATCACGATATGCTTGAACCGAATCAGAGTTTTTATATTTATCAGGCATTGCTTGAGCAAATGGTGTTAAATCGCCATATGGGATTTTCATGGGTGGAACTTTCAAAAACCACTTAGTCATCTGATGTGCTTTATGTTCTCTATTATATCTTTCAGTATATTCTACCGAAAGTTCGTTTGTATGATAGGCAAGCCAAAAATAATTTTCAATTGTTTCTCTTGCCCAAATTGTACATGGGTGATTGACAAATGATTGTTTGTATAGTTCAACGGGAGCATGAACAATATGTGATGCTCCTAAACGATGAATTGTAGAAAGCATCTGACAGCCTTCTACAATCATCTTAACTACGTGTTTGTCGCAAAGAGAACGTGCTGCAATAATAGGATTTTCATGCACAGCAAAAATATTCATGTCCCAATTATAACAGAATATATTCAGATGTCAAGATCACCATTCACCAGTGCTCTTCTTTATAGCCACTTCTTGATTACGTGCTTTTTTCTCTGATGAATGTGTACCAAGCACTTTACCTTTTTTACTCATAAGTAAATATTTGTCTCCGCGTTTAATTATAGTTTCAAGAAGAGTTTTAAATTTTTTCATTGGAATTATTTTGTATATTTTCCAGTGGAAGTTTTATAGGCTCTAATTTGACTTGGTGTACCAAATCCTCTAGATAAAGCAGATGTTTGTTTTCCTACGGCTCCTCTTGAGATATCCTCAACACCCTGTAATGATGCTTCTACATCTCTGAATTGAGCAGACTTACTAGCTTGTTTAAATAATTTTCCACTAATTTTTCTTGCTTCTGTTGATTTCTTGACAGATGGATCCTGTGAATATAATATTTTACTTTCATCAGGAGTAATTGTTGGTATTTCTGATCTGATACGTTCTAAACGAGAAAGTAGACGAGCCTCTTCTTGTTTTGGATCTTTTCGCATTTTTTCCGTAATAAAATCTTTAAAGTTCTTCATAAAAATATTTATAAAAAAAAAGAAGGCTCAGAGCCTTCCCAGTGCGATTTTAGGTAATCGACCTTCCTTATGTAATTTTTCCAATGTCTTTTTCTTAGCATTCTTAGCAATGTTTTCTTGATTCTGACGAGTAATACGGTTCTTCCTCTTTCGATGCTTAATCTTAGCCTCACGATTTGTTGTATTTGGCATAAAAGCTCCTTTGCTTTATATTAGCATAAATATTCAAAATGTCAAGTTTATAAATAATATAGGAAAATAATATGTCATTTAAACTCAATAATACAGACATTCGTAGCATTAAAGTATATGATCCAAAAGTAGTTCAAACTACAACTGGTCTGGTTGCCAACACTGCAACTTCGTGGGTATATCTTCAAGGTGGTACATTTACAAAACCATCATCAACAGTATTATCAGAAGGCGTTCTTATAAGAAATGTTGGTTCTGTAAGCAATGCTGTTATTAGTATTGAAGGAAAAACTGCTGGTACTTATCCTGGTTCTGGTGCTACCGCTGATGGATTCCTATTAGCAACAAACTCAGAATTGTTCTTACCAGTGAATGATTTAAATGATGTTGTATTTAAAACATCTGGTTCTTCAGTAGTTGGTATAACATTAGGATTTATTGCATACTAATGCGTAATTCAAGAAAATATGTAAATCCATCTATAAATGCAAGTAGAAATATTTTTACTTCTATAGACGCAACACCTGGTGCTATTACTTTCTCTCCAACAGCAATATCTGGTCTTATTTCTGGATCTGTATCAACAACAATAAGTGGAGTAAATTCTCCAGTAACATTAGCAGTTACAACATCAAACGGAACTTTTTCTGCAAATCATACACTACAATTTTTTAAAAATAGTAGATTAATTGATACATTTACTGTTGCTTCAAGAATTGGTACAAATAGATTATTATCAGAACAATTTAATAATAATGATGTCTTAACAATAACAGCAACAGAACCTGGTAATGCTATATCTTATACATTAACATTAAAAGCTCTAAGATTAGAAATAACTAATCTATTAACTGACGCAGTGACACAAACATTGTCAATAGGATTAAATTAATTATTTCTTTTTGATTTCTTCTTCAGTATAGAAAGATTCAATATTATAAATGTAAAAGCTTTTCCATGATTGTTCTTTTACGTCATAAAATGGTAAAAGATTTGGATCATCCTGGGCTTTGTGTATTTCCATAATTGTATTTTGATATCTGCCAGGTATCAATGTTGGTTTTAATGTACCAAAAATACTTCGAAATCTTCCATTGGTGGCTTTTCGAAATACTACCTTACATATACCTTTAGATAATTCTTCTATAAGAATCGTCCTACTTGCGTTTCTTTTTAACACCATGAACAGAATGACCTTTCTTAGAAAGTTTTCTTATTCTTTTTAAATTAAATGATGATATTCCTTTTCTACGTTTAGAAAGACGAATACCACTTTTATGCAATGCATCAGCTGCTTTCTTTTCTCCAGGAGCATATTCAACTTCACGTCCACCCTTTTTAAATATTTCCTCGGTTAGTGCTTTAAATGTTTTCATAAAAATATTTATATTTTTGCCACTTGACAACATTATGAAAAATAATTATAATAATTTTGTCTGGTATAAGGATAAATATGTCTATGAGTACTGTTGCGTTGTATAATATGTCTTATCAGAAGCTGATTGATATTGATTGGAAACATGCTGTCGTATTACTTATCAATGATAAAGTGGCTCCATGTACTGAAGAAGAATATTTAGAAATCAAAACGGGAAGTGGGATATTTAAATTACCTCTTCACCTTGCTCTTAAAAAGTATGTGTATATTCCTTTTAGGGATTTAAGTCCTTCCAGAAAGAATATTTTTAAGAGAGATGATTATATCTGCCAATACTGTTCTTGTAAACTAGAATATACAAATGCCACAGTAGATCATGTCATTCCGAGATCAAAAGGTGGAAGACATGAATGGCAAAATGTTGTTACAAGTTGTTTGAAGTGTAATCGTAAAAAGGGTGATCGTACACCAAAAGAAGCAAATATGCCTCTGAGTAAAAATCCAAAACCTTTACGGTTTGGGTCTTGATGGTTTTGTATAAGTTGGTCGAGGCTTTGGTGGAGGTGACTTTTCAAAAGTATCTCCGTCTGTTGTCACTGGCTTCACTGGTGGTATCTTCGGTTCTGCTTTTGCTTTTTGTGTAGATGGTGTAGATTGTCTTATTGGATTGATCATCTCACTCATCAATTGTTTAAATGTTTTCATTTTGGTAATATTCCTAAGAGAGTTTCATCTCTTGTTATCATTCCTTCAGTATCTACTCCATGTGGTAGATCAAATTTATTTTTAATAACTTTTGATGTATTTCCAGATCGATCAGTTGAAACATCTCCAGTATAGGCATCCTGAAATGTTGACGGTGTTATCTTTCCAAGTGATTGTAATTTAATAACTCTTGGTTGTCCAAATTTTCTAGGTCTAGATGGTTCTTCTGAAGTGTGTATAAATTTTCCTACATGATGATCATTTTCATGTCCGTGTTGTACTGCTTTTCTCCACATATGAACTGAACCAGGACTCTGAATATCACCACTCATAATTCCATATCCTGTAGCATTGGCTATAGTATGTAAGAAATTATGTGGAAGTTCAAATACTCCACTCTTTACATCTCTTGTTTTTTTCTGTGGATTACCAGAAAACATTTTTATTTCTTTGCCATCTGGTGTTTTTACAACACTGTAGTTATCATGTGAAAGACGATATGTTGCTAAAGATGTGTTTTCATGACCAGGTGCATTTGAAAATACATTAACATTTAAATGATGCTTTGTATATCCACTCGAATCTGACTCAGAGAATTTTTTATAACGAATATGAAATTTATCATTCAAATCAACTCTTTGTGATTCTGGATCATGTGTATAATTATTACCCAACTTTTTGACTAATTCATCTAAAGATTTAATGTTTTTCTCTGGTGGTTTTTCATCATGTGTTACTTCTGGATCATATCCACCTAATATATCTTCAGAAATATATTGTTTAAAAGATTTCATTATTTACCTTTATACTTGAATAACCATCGTATTGGATTTGAAGTTCTTGTAGCTGTATAGAATTTAGTATAATGTTTTGGATTATTAGAATCATACACTATAGGGCGACTACCTTCTCTGTTCGTGTCATGAGCCGTGACCGTACCTTTTTGAGACAACTCGGCCCATATATTCTTACCACCTCTAGTATGAACACGCCCAGAAATCAATGTATATTTGTTATGATCTGCCCATCTCTTATAGAGTTCAGACATCAATCCTTTACCAGTATGTTCTTTATTTAATTTTGGAAAATTTGAATAATAAGTATTATGCTCAGAATCATGAGGATAGAAATCAGTATTACCAACAACCTTATGTGTTCCTTGAGAATCTTTCATCGTCACATAGCCACTGTGTAATCGTTCTTGAGTAAAGGGTGAGTCTTTGTTTGAAGAATATCCATGAAAATGATATTCATTACCATCGATTACACTAGAACCCAAAGAATATAGATCTGAATGAGCCTTTGGTAATTCTGTTCGTATATTTGGTCTAACAAATTCATCCCTTGGTGGTTCTAATATAGGGTTTTCTATAAGATATTCTTTAAAGGATTTCATTTCTTTGCGAGTTCCCTGGCTCTGGCTAATATGGCAGCAAATGTAGATGGTTGTTTTGGTTGTTGTTTAGGAGCTGGCTGTGCCTTTATTGGAATACCTTTTGGTTTTGGAACTGTTGGTGTTATAACACTAAAACCCCGAGGGAGTGGTTCTTCAATTCCAGTTGATGCTGGTTTGATATATTGTTGAAATGATTTCATTGTCTTATCCCCAGAGGAATATCTGTAATATGATTTGCTCGAATATTTACAAGTTTTGTAGAACCAGTTGCAAATTGTTTATAATGACCAGTATTTGCTATATGTTGCATCATGTAAAAAGCATAATTTGGATCTAAACTATCTGTATTAATCACTCTGAAACCAAAATGCTGTGGATTGGGTTTTTTTGTTGGTTTACCGACTTCATGTTCAGCACCCCGACGAACAATATAAAAATGAGGATCTTTCACATTTGTGCCAACCTCGACAAAATCACCAAGACGCATTTGCCTTTCTGATTCCTCTTGAAGATATATTTTAAAGGATTTCATATAGTATATTTAGAAAAAAACAGTGTCTATGGAAGACACTGTTCTTTTTATTTGTTTAAAAATACTTATTTAAAGTATTTATTTCCCCTTGCGCGATTGAAATGTTGTATATCGTATGCTTGTTCAATTTCATGAAAAGGCGGCAAATTTTTAGGATCTATTGGTGGAACTTCAAAACCTCTACGCTCTAGTGCATCAGCAGCAAAATTAAGACCTGTTTCTGGATCATAATTCATTCTAGGTCTAAGAGTTGCAATTTTATATTTAAGTCTTTTATCTCTTCCCTTTTTATCTACTGATGGTTTAGTTCTAGGAGGTCTAGATCTTGCAGTATCTTTTGGATTTACGAATCGTGGAGCTGGCTTACCTTGTACAAAACCTAAAATTCCTCTACTTTCTCCTGTTTTTTTAAATGGATAATCTATTGGATTTCTTTTATTACCATGAACATCTCTTGGATTAAAATCAATCAAGTCGGTTCTTTGAGCTATTGCTCTTGTGGCTTCTGATAAAATATTTTTATAATAATCTTTTAAAGCCATAAACTCTTCATTTTCTTTCATGTACTTCTTCTTTTTCATTTTTGATTTATTGCAATCCATATAATATCCTTTATTATTATTTATTTCTTTTTAATTCTTGATTTCATATTCTCATGAGCCATGAACATTCTATGAGCCTCTTGTCCAAGTTGCTCATCAGTAACATCTGCCTTCAGACCAGGATTGTATGTTAAGTCAGTTATTCCTGAACGAATCTCTGCACCCACCATGCCATGTGTATAATTATGAGTATGAATTTTCTTGGCTTTTTCTCTCATTAATTCATCAAGAGACATGGCCATTGGATGTTCCTCGACTTCAAGGTGATATTCTGTAGATTTTAGTTTTGGAAGTCTTTGATCATCAATGTCAAATTCACCTTCATTCGTTTTCCTGGCAAGTCTCATCTCGGCCCTGTCTATTTTTTTCTGAGAACCACCAGCAGCATACATTTTATCAAGTCGAGTTTCTAATTTAGAAATGTCTCTTTGATATCTTTTTTGGCCTGTTGGTCTGGCTTCTGAGAGATATTGCTTAAAGGATTTCAATTAAAATCTCCTTCTGCATTATAATTGATTCCCCGTGCATCTAAATCTCTTTTATGACGATCAAGATCTGGAACAAAGTTAACATTAAAATGTTTTTTAATATGTTCTATTGGATCTTCTATTGTTTTTTGTGAGATGGGAGAAGGAGCCTTATCAGCCTGAGCAAAATATTCACCGCTATTAGCCTGAGATCTTTCAAACCCTTGTCTTACATTATATTGAGAGATTGTTGGTCTATGGGCGTTTATTGCCTCTCTGTCATCTTCTGTGAAATGTATAGTTGGTTTCTCTTCTTTTGTTCTCTTACCCGTTACGAGCCACCTGGTAGATCTAGGAACAGCATACGAAAGAACATGGTGATATTGACCAGCAAACAATCCTTTTTTTTCTTTCCAGTCTTTTGGGGGAACCCATCCAACATTATTTTCTACATTACCAGAACCTGTACCATCTGGAGAAAATGCATAAGTCTGGGCTTTCGGGATGAGTATTTTATCATCAAACCTATAGAGCTTTCCTGCTTCTGAGAGATATTGCTTAAAGGATTTCATGTATTTTATTTATCAGCCAAAAGACCAGTTAAATGTTTTAGATGTTCATCATAATTATGAGTTGTGATATCCGTGGTTACTTTGTCGCCATATCCAGGTTGTTGATGACCACTAACATGAATTCTATAGTCAGGAAAATGTTGTCGAATATGTTTTACTGCGGTAATTCTATTAAATACATCATCTTCAAGTCTTTTTCCAGTAAGTCTACTTGATGGAACCATTTGACCATTCTGAGTAATTATATGTACAATACGATTATCGTGATCTACTCTTCCCCAAGATTGTGCTGGAATTCTTTTACGTTGAGGTATTCTACGTTTTTCGTCTGCTTCCTTTCCTCGATCCATAAATTCTAGATGAGGAAAAACATCAAAATGTTCTCTTGCTCCACTTTTTTCATGAGCAAAACCTGTATCTGGATGATATGCCCAGGATGAATTATTTTTAAAAGTTAATACTTCAATTAAATAATGCTTAAATGATTTCATAGAGCCTTTTTATTTTCTTCTTCCCTTTATTCTTCCTTTTAAGACTTCAGCAGCCATACCAGCACCAAGAAGTCCAACACCTAGTCCTGCTCCATATAAGGCTCTTTTACCAGCGGGAACGGTTGATCCAACAAGACCCACCTTATTAGCGGCTTCTGCCCTTGCCCGACTAACTTCTTCTCCACCAACAGGATTTCCTATTGCTTTATGAAAAGTAGTTTTTGCATCTCTTATATACGGAGCTGCCACACCGACCGCTGCGCCTCCTCCAGCGAAAAGGCTAGACGCTAGGCCGACTGCGCCTAAAGTTCGGCGTAATTTATTCGACAAAACAGCTTCTTGTAGTCTATTCTTATAGTATTCTTTGAGTGTCATATTTATTTTCCTTTCTATAATGTAGGAGATCAGGCTAAATGCTTCATTTAATATATTTAGAAAACGCTAATAGAGCATTTTTTTCCCAGAAAAAATTTTTGAGGTCTGGGAGTCCCATTATAATTTAATAGGAATTTTGGGTGTGTTAGGGTTTTGGGACTCGCAAGCGGCTAAAGGGGATGGGTTCCCTTTTGTCAATTTCACTGTCCTGTGACGTGGTTTAGAAACGTGACCATATAACGAGGCTGGATGTTGATAGTACGATGTGGATATCCTGTGGATAACTCTAGGTCGCTTGACACTCTCAATAGAATCGGGTAGGGTACTAGAATCGGGTAACTCCGTCCGATGCAAGGGCAATTCGGCCCACTTCAGACCGAACGAAAGGCTAGGCTACCATGAAACCGAAGAAACGTTCAGAGACGGACGACGAGTGGGGCGATGACTTCGACCCATATGAAGATTGTGAAGAGGAAATTGCCAGACAAATCGATGAAGATGCTGCTAATATTGAGAGCATCACTAGATCGATGGATGGATACACTTAAACTTCACGGGAGGCTTCGGCCTCCCAAGCCTTTCAAATACTATCAACATTGGTATTGGGCCTTTGGCCCCCAATGTTGATAGTTTGGCCTTGTGGATACCTTGTGGATAACTCTAGGTCGCTTGACAGTCTGAAGACAATCGGGTAGGGTACTAGAATCGGGCAACTTCGTCCGATGCACGGGCAATTCGGCCCACGACAGATCCTAACGGAAGGCTAACAAATGTCCTACTACATCGAAACTCTCATTGTGACTCGACATGCCGCCCTTGTTACGTATCTTCGGGAAAGATACGGAATCACGGGAACGGTAGTCGAGCATATCTCGAAAGAGGATGCGCGTAGTCGCAATATTATCGGCAACGTGCCTCTGCACGTTGCCGCCTACGCGAATGCCGTTGCTACATTGGAGTTGGATATTCCGCGCGAATTGCGCGGTGTCGAATTGACGGTAGATCAAATTCGTCAATATTCGAAGGGCCTTGAATGGTATAAGGTTCGACATACTGACTCTGGTATGGATTATTTCGACCTCGAAGAATAAGCAAGAACCTTGCCCCATGCGACGGGGCTTTCAAATACTATCAACATTGCTATACGGCCTTTGGCCTAGCAATGTTGATAGTTTGGCCTTGTGGATATCCTGTGGATAACTCTAGGTCGCTTGACACCCTCAAGAGAATCGGGTAGGGTACTAGAATCGGGCATCTTCGCACCGAGACAGATACCCTAACGAAAGGCTAACAATGATTGACTTCCAGACTCGCATCACCGAAATTCGAACGGCCAACCAAACAATGTGGTCATCTGCTTTGGATTCAGTTTCGTTGTTAGAATCATCTCACGATCGCACAATTGATCTGTTAGCCGCATTGATTGATTGTGTCAATACGTCCAAACATTGTATCGACAATGGTGGATTCAAGGAAATTGAACCCTATATCTCACGAATGGACAGAATTATCAAACAATTGGGATTGTGTATCCCGATTAACAATTCAGAATCATTCTCTGAATCATTCAAACAATATCTTGTACAATATCACAAGATGTGTCTTGGAGAAAAATAAACAATTCTGCCCCATGCGACGGGGCTTTCAAATACTATCAACAGGGCTATAAGGGCGAAGCCCTAGCCCTGTTGATAGTTTGGCCTTGTGGATACCCTGTGGATAACTCTAGGTCGCTTGACAGTCTGAAGACAATCGGGTAGAGTCATATCATGCACAACTCCACTCTCTCATCTCTCTCGTCACGTATTGAGTCAATGGATCCCGAACAAACTCTTGATATGTCAAGAGTTTGCATCATTCTCATGAAGGACATCTTTGCCGAAACTTCGCTTGAATGTAAGCGAAGTTTGTTTATTGCATTGGTGAAAGTATACCCTATGGTTCGTCGGGAAATTTCCCGCGACAGAGTTGCACTTCGTTGGCCACAACTCGACCAGTTGCAGAATCAATTGGACGAGTTGTTTATTCACGCGAAACAAATATGTAAATAACACAAACATAGGGAGCTTCGGCTCCCAAAGCTTTCAAATACTATCAACAACGGTAGGGCTTTGCCCGTTAACCGTTGTTGATAGTTTGAGATATCCACAATGTACCCACAATCTCGCTAGATTCTCCCTACCCTCTTGCACTCTTCAGGACAGTCGCTATAGTTACGGCATGGATACCAACTCCAACAACGTACTTCCCCCGTCCGCAGTTACCGACCGAAATTGTCGCAAGACGAGCCGTCCCGAATTGGCGGCAGAGTTCAAGTTGTTGTTACCAACTTGCCTCAATTCGAGGGGTCATTGGGTATTGGACTTCTCCCGAATGACAGAGGAGGAGAAGGAACTCGCAAGACGGTTGAGAGACTTCTGAAGTCTCTCACAACGTGACAATCAACCAGAGAGTCTATGTGACTCTCTGGTTATTCTTTGAAATACTATCAACATTGGTATTGGGCCTTTGGCCCCCAATGTTGAT